GACGACCGAAATCGGCCTGACCGTTGAAAGTTTGCTCGATAGACTCCATAGCAAAGTTAGTGTGACGTTTGTAAGACACCTTCCAAAAGGTAATCTGAGGGTTGCCCGTAAGATAAACATCCTGGGCACCGTAAGCTACAAGTTGCATAAGACCTCCTGCCATTTTCGATTATTATAATATTGCTAAAGAAAAAAAATTTATAAAAAACCCTAAATTGTTTTTTATAAATATATAACTAAATATCTAAAAAATAATTAAAAATCCTTACAAATAAATCTATAACGGTTTTTACCATAGTATCGACCATTTACTCCTAAAGTATCGAGAGTCCTAAAGAGTTCTACTTACGGGGGTTTATATTCTATAACAAATTATGTTTAAATGGTTTTCATATTCTATATATAATCTATACACAGAATGGCTACATAGTTGGATATACCAATCAAACAATATTCGACCTCTTAAAAAACAATATTTTTGAGGTTGTTCTTTAAAAAATTCACTAAATAGTTGTCGGAGTATACTTCTTTTCTATGATTGTGTCTTTTCCTAAAAACAAATTTATTGTCTTTCTTTCGAATACTCCACCCGCTTTCAAGAGCGTTCATTAAAAATATCATTATGTATATCTCTTGCCTTAATTCCTTATTCATATCCATTGTTTCTTTATTCATCAATTCTTTTAATGCTAAAATTCCATCCTTTAAAGATATGATGTCTTCTTTCTTTTTGGTTCCCATAGTTGTTCCCATAGTTGTTCCCATATTGGTCACCGATTCAGGTGCCAAGTGCGTGGCCTGTTTTTTTATTTCTTTGTTTATATCATCGCTAGATGTCGTTTTTACAATAGCTTCGCTATATATCTTTTGAATCACCCGTTTGTTCAAATAGTCTTCGGTTATAATATCCTTTGTCGAATTGTCTAAATTTTTCAGATAGAAAACATTTTCTCTTTTCTTTATTGCCCAGTTTTTATCCAATGAATTCATAATATACTTCATCTTGTAGTATGTCTCTTTCTTAATAGCACTTTTATCTAAAATATCTATGTCTAAATTAAATGCTGCTCTTGCGCCATTTGTTGATAAACCAGCCGTTACAGAATTTGTAGATGTTGTCGAGATCGATGTAGTAGCGGTTAATTGTTTTTCTATATTTTTATTTATGTCTAAATTAGTAGGCAAAATCATTATTTTACTTAATAGAGAAAACATTAATCAAATATTAACTCGAAACATAACGGTGTATTTCAAAATATTAAATAATTATTGTATATATTAAATAATTATCATATATATTATATTAAAAAAGTGATGTATATAACAATATAGCTATACTATATATAATTATATACAATAAATATCCATATACAATGCCATCTTTCAAACATAAAACAAACAAAAAAATCGTTGTCGATAAGAAAAAAGTGATGACATTAGACGGTATGCATCGCGAATTACAAACCGAATTTAAAATGATTGAAGAAGAGGTATTGCCTGCTCTTATTAAAGAAAAAAATAAAATAATGGAAATTTTAAATCGTAGTAAGCATATGGAACATGGCGACAATGATGATAACGACGACAACGACGATAACGATGATCACAGTAACGACAAAGCACACAAACTCGATATATCTAAAGAAATTGAGCTAAAGGATCGACTGTATGATATAAAAATTGATATCTCAAAATATAAATTAAGAATTAAAGAATATTACCTAAATAATAGCCGATTTATTTTCGACTACTTTGAAAACAAAAAGGAGATCACAAATGGCACCAATCGCACAAAGATTCTGAATTCATTTTATCGCCTAAATGATTCTATGAATGAGAGCGAACTGAATCGTGCTAACGAAAATAATGTCCAGAAGTTTTTCTCTAATTTAGACCAGACGTATATCAATGTAAATGATTATATTTTTTCAACAGATATATGCCAGTCTTGTAATAAGGGGGAAATGATTCCTGTTGAACACGAGGGGATAATGGTTTGTAATTTTTGTGCTAAACAAGTGACGTGTCTTATTGAAAATGAGAAGCCGTCGTATAAAGAGCCGCCAAAAGAAGCGTGCTTTTATGCATATAAACGCATTAATCATTTCAAAGAAATCCTTGCACAGTTTCAGGCGAAAGAAACGACACAAATTCCGGATGAAGTATTGGAGAGTATTAAACATCAGATGAATAAAGAGCGAATTCCGCTTTCCAAGTTTACGAATTCAAAGGCGAAAGAGGTGCTTAAGAAATTGGGATACAATAAATATTACGAACATATTCCGTTTATTAAGGACAAGCTGGGTATTAAACCGCCTATAATGACACCAGAATTGGAGGAGACGCTTTGTAATTTATTTATGGAGATACAGGGGCCGTATGCGAAATTCTGCCCGGAAGATCGTGTTAATTTTTTGAATTACTATTATACGGTGTATAAATTATGCGAACTGCTTCAAAAAACAGAATTTTTATCCTATTTTCCAATGTTGAAAGATAAAGAAAAGAGGATAGAACAGGATGATATATGGAAGAAAATATGCGAGGAATTGAATTGGGTGTTTATTCCGACACAGTAGGAATCGTGATTTTACCATCATTGGCAAGCTCTGCTATTTTTCTCATCTTGATTGCCAATGATTCAAAAAAATATTTATTCATTGTATTCAAAGGAAACGTATAAAATTCAGACCCACTTGAATTTAATTTATTCTGTAATTCAGATAATTCTTTTGAACACGTCAAACCATAATTATCAATGTTGCAAAAAACATTATAATCCCTACTAATATCTATTTCCAAATCAGGATTATCTTTTGAAAAAAATAATTTAAAAAAGTATAATTTAAAATATACTACAAATTCTTTTGAAGGATCAGTTTTTCTTGTCATTGTAACAGTAAATGATGCTACATGATTGACTAGACTTTTATACTCTAATTTAATATCAAAAGGGTTATCATCTTTCATTAACTTACCTCGTTTTTTATAGGTTAGTTGAACATTCGAGGCATTATATATTACCTGTATCATTGTGTGTCCAATTCTCAATAAACCCACCACTCTGTATCCGTTTGTTGTGTTTTAATTTACGATTATGTTTGCGATATGTTCGCTTATATTGTTTGCCTCGATGTTTGATACGGCGTGTATGATGCTTTCGGACGCGTTTCGTATGTCTACCACGCCTCACGTGTTTTGTATGTTTACCACGTCTGCTTAATTTCATTATATAATAGTAAAATAATATTTTAAAAATATTTTATATATAATGAAAAAATACTAATAATAGCTTATTTGCTAAATGTGTTAGGGGTGTTTATTCCGACGCAGCAGAATCGGAATTAGAATCCGGATTAACAGCCGGCTCGACTGCTCCCCTCAACCAAGGAATAGCTCTTCCCCTCAATAAAGGAATAGCGTTTAATAATTCGTTAGCCCTTGTAGCATTGGCTGCAATGGTTTTTGAAATAACTGCAAAATACTTTTTATTTTCGGGGAAATTAAAATTATAATTTACTTCTATACCATAAATATTCGCGGTCAAATCTGTTACATTTAATAATTTTCCAATAACATCACTAAGTTTACCTTCAATAGCAACAGTAGCCTGATCCGTACCAGATTTATCTCTTCTTTGAAATGATACACGAACAAATAGAACATCGCGAGAACTTTCATCATTTCTATAAGTTATGTAACAATTATACTGATATGGTTTTGAAACCAACCCATCCTGTTTTTTACACGTAAGTGTAATAATACGAGGATGAGATTTGGGGGTATTATAACCTTGGATCTCAAATGGGTGACTAGCTAATATGACTTCACCTTTTCCTAGGGAGTTTGTAGTTTGTTGTATAAATAAATTACTTGTAAATTTGTCCGGTGATGTAACAGTTGCAAGCCTGTACATTTCATCAAGATTATCTATGGTAGGATTACTCCAAAAGCCGCCACCTACACCTACTCCACCTCTCTTAACTCTTCCTCCATATGTTTTTCTGTGGGTTTTTTTTGTATGACCACGACCACTCTTGATACGATGATATCTTTTTGAACCGCGGACTTTTTTGCCCTTATATCTTAAATTCTTTCTAGCACGTTTCGTATGTCTCCCACGTCTTGCCGACTTTCCACGTCTGCTTAATTTCATTATATAATAGTAAAATAATATTTTTAAAAAAATATTTTATATATAATGAAAACCTATGTTTTATATAATGGAAACCTATATTTTATATAATAATCTAAAAAATATATTTCTTGAATCTACCATTATGGTATATAGTGTCAATAAATATGGCAAGTAACATTGGGAATTGCCAAACCGAAAATATGCGATTATGTGTATTATTTTTTGAGAATAGAGTAACTACCATAATGTAAAAACTAATAACAAGGCACGCGCAAAGAAGAACTACAAACAATGCTTGTATTTTATTTAATTTATTACTAAAATTGGTCTGTAATAACATAGATAATCTATATTATAAAAATATTTTATATTAATGGAATAATGTATTGTAGTTAACTAAATGTGTTAGAAACACAATTATGGCCTTTATTGCGGCGTAGCAAGAGCAGCATTATTAAGTATTCTATACATTTGTGTTGCTAAAGAATTAAAAAAGGCAGTATTCGATTTATCATCATCCGGCCAATTAGTCATCAAACTTATAGTAGATCCATAAAATATATAGTTATCAGATTTTAATTTATTTGATATGTCATCATAACCTTTTATATTACTAAATTTTTCTGGTAAATTAATAGACACTCTATTAGTGTTAGGATTAACAACTGCCGGCATATAATTGCGTAATACGGTTTGATTTATTTTTTCAGCAGGATGATACACGCTAAGACTTTGTGTAATTGGTTTGCCATCTTCAGTAACTTGAGTAAGAGAATAACTAATTTGATCGGAGTCCCGAGTAAACAGGGACATATAACCATAATAATCAATTAAATTCTGCGAGGGGGGAGTATAACCAAAATCAAAATAAACTTCGAACACCTTATCAATATATCCATTATTGCCATCTTTATATCTTTCCATCGTTACTTTGAATTTCATAAAATAAAGATTAGTAGTTTTAATTAAATCTGACTGTGTTGTTTCAAGAGTTACGAGAAAATATTTAGATTCACTTGTTAGGCTAAATGTGCTGTCTTTTTTGTATACTAACCGACCGGTTGCTTGTTTTTTAGAAGGTTCA